TAAATTAGATAATTTTATTAAGAATACTGAAGGTCGTATTCTTTATGTGAGTCCAAGCGATTTAGACTCAACAGATACAATTGATAATCAAGGTAACTCACTTGCAAGACCATTTAAAACCTTACAAAGAGCTTTAATTGAAGCTGCTAGATTTTCTTATGTTAAGGGAAATAGTAACGATATTATAGAAAAAACAACAATTTTGTTAATGCCTGGAGAGCATACGGTTGATAATAGGCCAGGTTTAGCCATATATGATGACTCCAATGTAGCAAGGGTTAGGACAAAAGATGATAATGGAACAGGAACTCTTGCTCAAAATACATTAAATTTAGATTTAAATAGTAATTTTGATATAACTCAAGCAGATAATATTCTTTATAAGTTTAATAGTGTTGATGGTGGAGTTGTGGTGCCTAGAGGTACTTCCATTGTTGGATTAGATTTAAGAAAAACAAAGATAAGACCAAAATATGTTCCAAACCCAACAGATGAGACAGTTCCTACATCTTCTATATTTAAAGTAACAGGTTCATGTTATTTTTGGCAGTTTTCTATCTTTGATGGAAACGAATTAGATTTAGTTTATACTGATAATAATGTTTTTACTACTGGTAAACAGGCATTTCCTACATTCTCACATAATAAATTAACAGTATTTGAATATTGTGATGGTGTTAATAATGTACCTGGTTATGATAGTAATGATCTTGATATGTACTACTATAAAGTAGGAAATGCATATAATGAAGGATCTACAAGACCTATAGAAAATACTCAAAAATATCCATTAAATTTATTAGCATTTGAACCACAAAGACCAGAATGGGAAATTGTTGGTGCATTTGCTACAGACCCTATTAGATTATCTAAGATTCAAGCTGGTACTGATGCTGGTGCTACATCTGTAGTAACAGTTACTACCACTACTCCACATAATCTTCAGGTTGGAACCCCAATTAAAATAAGAGGTGTTTCATCTCCTACGGGATATAATATTTCAGCACTTGTTACTTGGGTTAGTGACACTGATGATAAAGTATTTACTTATACATGTCCACAAGCTGCACGAGAACCTGCTAAGTTTGGACCAGGTAATGTATCTTCAGCAACTGTAACCATAGAAACTGATACTGTAGAAGGATCTTCTCCTTACATCTTTAACTGTTCTATGAGATCAGTATGGGGTATGAATGGATTAAAAGCTGATGGTAATAATGCAGCTGGTTTCAAATCTATGGTTGTTGCCCAGTTTACTGGTATATCTCTACAAAAAGATGATCGTGCTTTTGTGAAATATGATGCAGGTAATAGAACATATCAATCAAATAGTTATAGTGCCGTAGATGGTAGTGAATTATCAGGTGGTTCTTCAGTAACCACGGTAGGAAAGGTATATCATTTAGATTCGGGAGCAATATATCGACCAGGTTGGGAAACAAGTCATATTAAGATTACTAATGATGCTATTTTACAGATAGTTTCTGTATTTGCTATTGGATATACTAAACATTTTGAAGCACAAACTGGTGGTGATGCTTCCATTACTAACTCCAACTCAAACTTTGGTCAATTAGCTTTAGTTTCAGATGGATTTAAGAAAGAAGCATTTGCAAAAGATGATAGAGCATTTATTACTTCTATCATTTCTCCTAGAAATATTAGTTCAACAGAGGACGAAGTTGATTGGATTACTATTGATACTTCTCAAGTTAATACCTCTAAGTTATATTTAGCTTCTTATACTAGTGAAGATATTAAACCACCTTTTAATGCTCAAGGTTATAAAGTAGGTGCTGCTCTTAGGGATAAACTCTATGTTAATATTTTAAATACAGAATATAGTGCAGAAGTTTTAATGCCAGATGGTAGTAGTTCTGAAGTAGCTTATTCTGTTGTTACTCCACCTATTTCTACTACTAATACTTTTGCTATTGGTAGTCATAATTTAACTACAGGAGAAAAGGTTATTATTGCAAGTAGTGATGGTGATCTACCAGAAAATTTATCTGAGGACACAGTATATTACGTAATAACAGAGACAACAAAAAACACTATAAGTGCAAATGAAGTTGAATTAGCATCTTCTGAGGCTAATGCTGCAAATGGATCAGAAATTACAGTTTCAGGTGGAACTAATCTTCGTATTATTTCTAGGGTTACTGATAAAAATCCTGGTGAAGCAGGTCATCCAATACAATGGGATAATTCTAATACTCAGTGGTATATAAATGTTAGGAATACAACTAATACTATTACAGGACAACTTGCTGCTCTTGCTACTGCAGGTGTTACTCAAACTGATTCAACTTTCATAAAAAGAAAAGATGATACTAGAAGTTTAGATGAAAAGATATATCAAGTTAGAGTTGTAATTCCTAAAGAATCTTCCGATGCTAAGAATCCAGAAAATGGATTTATAATTCAAGAATCAAGTTCAACAGGAGTAACTACTGATACTGATTTTACTAGAACAAGTGTTTTAACTGATAGTGATTACGCATTTGATAGAAATCCATGTTTTATTAGTACATCTTTCTATGATCCAACAGTTGGAATTGCTTCTATAAGAACAGATCTTCCTCATACTTTAGATGTTGGGGATACTGTAATTATTAAGAATGTTCAAGATTCTTCTAATACTGTAGGTGCAGCTAATAGTGGTTATAATGGAACCTTTACTATAAGTAGTGTTCCTAATAACATGGAGTTTAAGTATAATACTAATTCTCAGACTCCTGGATCTTCTATGACTGGTATTACTACCATTAGATCTACTGATTTACCACGATATGAGAGAAATAACTTACAAAAGAATTTGTACATTTATAGAAATGAGATAATATCTGAATATATTCAAGATCAACAAGACGGTATCTATCATCTTTATGTACTTTCTGCTGATAATGCAATACCAGAGACCTTTACTTCTTTAAGGTATAGTCAAAATGTGACTGATTTGTATCCTCAACAGGATATGGATAATCCACAGGATAACCCACAAGCAGCCGTTTCTTTTGCTAAGAGATCTCCACTTGGTGAAGTTGTAACTAATGAACTTAGAAAGAGTGTAACTAGAGAAAGTACTGATATTCTTGCAAAAACTTTAGGTATAGGTGTCACTGTATCTTCAGTGTCTGCTCTTTCGGGAGGAATATCTACTGTTACATTTAGTGATAGACATAACTTTGGTGGTCTTACTGATGGAGGTGTGGGAAATGGAGGAACTAATTATAATGCTACAGGAATCTATCAAAACGTAAAACTTTATAATGATTCTGGATTAACTACTTGGTATGGTGCAACTGCCAGAGTAGAGGTAAGTGGAGGAGCTGTTACTTCTGCTACTCTTATTGCACCTGGTTCAGGATATTGGGGTGTAACATCAGGAACACTTACATTGTACTATGATAAAGGTGCAATCGGTGGTGGTGATGGTAATGCAACCTTTGTAGCTACAGGAACCCAAGATTATACTTCTACTATTGGTAATGTAATTCAATTTACTGGTGTTGGTGTTGCAACTGATAGTTATACTAGAATAACCACTACTCCTAGCGATACTCAAGTTGCTATTGCTAGAACTATTGGAGATCCTGATATTGTTGCAACTCAATATGCATTATCAATAGCACCCTCTATTACAGTTTCATCAGATACATATGATGCAACTTCAGGAATATCTACCTTTAATTGTTCTTCTGCTCATGGATTACTTGCTGGTAATAGTTTTAGAGTAATTGATAGCAGTGATAATAGTTTAGGTGATTATATAGTTAAATCCAAAATAGATGTAGATTCATTCTCTGCAGTTACTAATGCTAATTTAGCAGCTTCTAAAATCTATAAACATGGATATTCTGCAAATGGGAAAGCATCTGATAATACTAATGAAAATCTAGCAATTAGAAGTACTCCTATATTTGAGGAACAGTATGCCTACTTAACTTCGATTGTAAGTGATAATGTAATACAAGTTACTCTTCCTGGTACAGAAACTGGAATTATTGAAAGATTCCCATATGGATCTTATATTCAAGTTGATGATGAAATAATGAGAATTGCTTCTCCTACTTTGACTGGAGGAGGCAGTGATAATGTTACAGTTATAAGAGGAGCATTAGGAACTCCTGTACAAACACATGATGCCAATTCTTTAATTAAAAAGATTAAACCAATTGCAGTTGAGTTTAGAAGACCATCTATTCTTAGAGCATCTGGTCATACATTTGAGTATCTTGGTTACGGGCCAGGAAACTATTCAACTGCACTTCCACAGGTTCAGAACAGATCACTTACTGAAAGGGAAGAGTTCTTATCTCAGTCCCAAGAGAAAGGTGGTGGTATAGTTGTTTACACTGGTATGAATAGTAAAGGTGATTTCTATATTGGAAACCTTAAGAAATCATCGGCAACTGGTGAAGAAACTACTTATGATACACCAATACCAACTATAACAGGTCAAGTTCCATCATCATTGAGTGGAGTATTTGATGAAGTAACAATTAAGAAGAGGTTAGTTGTTGAAGGTGGGCAGAACAATGATTTCCTATCCCAATTTGATGGGCCAGTTTCATTTAATGGGACGGTTAAATATAATCAATCTCTATTTTTATCAAGTCCATTAAAGGTTATTGATCCAACTAATTCTACTAGTACCACTAGTGGTTCTGTACAAGTTAGTGGTGGTGTGGGTATTGGTAAGAGTATGCATATTGGTGGAGATATAAATGGAACCAATGCTAGATTTAGTGGTATTGTTACTGCTGCAAATGTATCAGCAGCAAGTTCTATAACTGCTGGTTTCTTCTATGGTGACATAAGTAACACAACAGGTCTGGAACAAGCTGGTGGTTCTATTAGTACTACCTTTAGAGATGGTGTACCATTATATTTTGGTAACGATAATGATTTAGAGATTGTACATGATGGGGCTAACTCTATCATAAAAGAAACTGGAACTGGAGCACTTTATTTACAAAGTAATCAGAATGTTTTGGTTACTAAGGAGGATGGTACTACATTAAGTGCTGCCTTCGATACTGTAGGTAGTGCACAATTATATCATAATGGAACTTTAAGATTAGAAACTACTCATACGGGAGCTGCATCACCTAAAGATATAGATGGTGTGTATATTACAGGAAAACTTGCAGTAAGTGATGATATTATTGCTTTCCGTACTTCTGATAGAAGACTTAAAGATAATATTTCCCCAATAACAAAGGCACTAGAGAAAGTTAAATCAATTAGTGGTAATACATTTAATTGGAACTCTGCATCTTCTTATGAAGGTAAGGGTGATACTGGTGTCATTGCACAAGAAGTTGATGCACTTGGATTACCGGGTATTACAACTCTTAGAGATGATGGTACTTATGCCGTTATGTATGATAAACTGGTTCCTGTGTTGATTGAGGCAATTAAAGAATTGTCAGCTAAGGTTGATAACCTTGAACAAAAACTATCAGATAAATAACTAAAAATGTAGCTATCAATGGCAAATTATAATAAATCCTATAATTTTCAAAATGGGATACAAGTTGATACAGATAAATTTGTTGTAAATGCAGCTGGATTAGTTGGGCTGGGAACGACCATTCCAACTGATAATTTAGAGGTATATGGATCTTCTACTTTTCGAGATGATATAAAGGTAACGGGGTTAGTTACTTCAAGTAATTTTTATGCTACTGGCATCTCTACAATTTTGGGAAGTGTTGGGATAGGAACTACGGATATAACTCAAGGAGCAGACTCCAATAATAGTACAGTTCTTAATGCTGGTATTGTTACTGCTAATTACTATTATGGTAGTGGATTATATTTAACTGATGTTGTTGGATATACGACTGAGGGATGGGTTGTTAATCAAGCCGTAGGTTCTGGTATTGTAAGAAGTGGTATAGCAACAAACTTAAAGGTAGGTATAGCAACTGAAGTAACTTATGAAAAATATGATTTAATAATTGGTTCTGATCCCTCAAGTGGTGGAGAAGGTATCTCATTTGACGGTGGAACAGGAAATATTGAGTCAACTGGAATTATAACAGCTACTTCATTTACAGGTATTGGTTCTAATATTACTGAAATACCTAATTCTTCTTTAGATAATTCATCTGTTTCATTTGGTGGTGTAAGTATATCATTGGGTGGTGTTGATGCGACACCCGCATTTGATTTAACTGATGCTACAAATTATCCTTATACTTCACTTACAGGTATTACCACAGAGATTTTAGGAGATAGCTCCCCTCAACTTGGTGGAAGCTTAGATCTTAATAGTAATAGTATAACTGGTACAGGTTCCATTAGTATTTCTGGTAAAGTAACTGCTGCTGACTTTGTTGGTGGTGGAATTAATACTACAGGAGTATCTACATTTACTGATCTTTATGTAACGGGGATTTCTACGGTTAATGGAGTAACTACTGTTAATGATGAGATTAAGTTTGCACGTTTAGATGGAGGAAGCTCTGGTTTATCTACTTATTGGGGTACAATAAGATATGGAAATGAAAATGGATCATTCCCTTACAGTACAAGAAGATCTGTTGATATATTAAATTATGATACTGGTAATGTTAATTTTTACTTAGATGCGGCTAATCGTGGTGGTACTTTAGGTGATTTCTTCTGGCATAAGGGATCTAATAATACTAGATTAATGACTCTTACCAGTGATGGTAATTTAGGTATTGGTATTACTCAACCTGAATATCCATTACATGTTTCTGGTATATCCACATTTGCTGGTGCTGTTTTCACTTCTGGTAATGTAACCATTGGAAATGATTTAACTATTAACAATAGTTTAATTGTTGATGAAGTAAACTCAAATGTAAATGGTAATTTAAGTGGTAATGTTAATTCTACTGCAGGTCTTTCAACTTTCTATGATATAGAAGTTACTAGTGGAGTAGGAATCGGAACTACAGCACTTAATAATTCATTAGCTGTAAATGCAGCCGATGGAGATAGAACCTATATTACTGATTCTGGTAAAGTGGGTATTCGGACTACTCATGATTATAATTCTAACTTTGGATTGATGGCTCCTACCACTAATGGACTTTTTAGGGGAGTAGGTATTGGATCAACAAGTATGAGATCTGCAGCTGATTTTAGTAATGCGGGTGCAATACCTGGTGATTCTACTGTTGGTGAAAATTTAAGATTTATGTTACCTCCACAAATAACTGCTGCTCAGAGAGCAGGACTTACGACGGCGGTTGGAGCACTAATATATAATCTTGACACAAATAAAGTTAACGTCTATACTGGTGTTGGTGGTACTTCTGGTTGGGAGGACTTAAATTAATAACAAGTTCTTAATATATTATGCATCACACTTATAATATTTTCCCCACGACCATTTATCTTGGGGAAATCGTTGAACATCAAAAATGTAAAGAGGAATTTTATAAAATCTATCCTAAATTTGATTATGAAGAAACTGATAAACACAATACTGTTAGTGAGAAGGTTGGTAATCCATTAATTCATTTAGAGGATACTTTAGATCCTCTTTTTACAGAAATTATAGAACATACTAAAAAATATGTCTGCGAGATTTTAAATTATAAAGATATTTTTAATTATATAATAACAAAGACTTGGTTATCTCGTATGAGAGATACTAAATGTATTCCTTGGCATATACATTCCACAAGTCATGTATCATTTTGTTATTATCTGAATATGCCACCTCATTCACATGCCGTAGAATTTGAGAATCCTCACTATAAGAATAGTTTATTTTTAGGATCCACCTCTGATATTAAATATGAAGAGCAAAGAATGTTAAAAGACATAAATCATGAAAATGCTTCTTCATACTATATTGTTCCACCCGAAGGTCATGTAGCTCTTTTTCCTAGTAGTTTAACTCATCGTACCAAATGTATGAATGATAATTTTAATGATGAAAGATTAGCTATTGTAGGTGATATTACATTGATTCTAAAGGAAGAACATCTTCATTATTCTATGGGGTATATTGATGAAAAGTATTGGAAGAAGTATAAATAATTTAAAAAATAATATAAAATGACGATTAAAGCATCGGGATCTTCATTATCTTTTACTGAAATTGCAGCAGAGTTTGGAAATCCTCTTAACAATAAATTAGGTAATTATAGGGTAACTTTTGATAATACTGATGACGGAGGTTCCTTTTCTAATTTACCATTAGATGCTGGTATTCCTCAGTCAGGGCAAATTAAATTTAGTGATTTTTATAGTAAGCAATTAAATATAGTCGTTAAAGGTTATGGTGGAGGTGCTGAATCATGGGCATCTAAAAATGCAGCAGCTGTTTATGATAATAATCAGGTAGAGGTTATTGGTAATCCCGGAAAAACCAGACCTCAAAGAAATGCTACTGAGTGGCAGGGTGGAAAAACTGTTAAAATTAATGTTAATAAAGTAATTGGATCTTCCCTGCCAGGAAGTCAAAAGAGGAGAAGATGTGCTCTTAAGACGGGATCATGGCCTTCTGGTACTAATTTATCTGTAGATGTAGGTGGAGAAGGTATTATTACTGGTACTGGTGGTGATGGTGGTAATGGTGGTACTGGTAAAGGTGGTGGTGCTCCTGGTGAAAATGCGAGTAGTGCTTTAGGTATCCAATATAGTCCTATTAATGTTAATGTTTCAGCTGGTGGAATAATTCAGAATGGTTATGGTGGCGGCGGAGGCGGTGGTGGTGCCGTCCGAGATCCTAACAAAGAAGGTGAGGATAATTACTACGGCGGCGGCGGAGGCGGCGGCGGTGCTGGATATCCTCATTCAAGTGGGGGAACTGGTGGTGTTACTAAATCAAGTGGTTCTCCTGGTGGTGGTGGTTCAACTCAACTTGCTGGTGGTGGTGGCGGTGCATCATCTGGTGGAGGCGGAGGCCAAGGGGGAGACAGAGAACAAGCTGCAGCAAAGGGTTCGCCTGGTAGTGGATCTGGCCCAGTAGGTGGATCAGGTGGAGGTGGTAATCCTGGTAATAATGGAGATGCCATAAGAGCAACAATGTCACAATCAGGAAATGTTTTTATATCTAATAGTGGATCAATTAGAGGTAGTCAGTCATATAGTGTACCAGTTAGTTAATTAGATAATTATTTTTATTATTATGAAATCTATTTTTAAAATTGAGGAGTATATTGAAGATACCAATCGAATAGTAGTGAGGTTTTCAAGATTACATGCACCTCAATCTATTGAATCTTACTCTCCAATGGTTATTGATTGTGACCATTTAGATCTTTATGATTGTGATTCTTTTGTGTCTAGTTTGATGAGAAACTATGGGGATCGTTATGTAAAAGAATACGAGCAAAATGAACCTATAAAAAATGAAACAGAAACTATAAGTGGTAAATTAAACCTACGAGATTTGATTGGTAAAGTTATTGAGTGTGATACTGATAATTATAGACGAGAACTTATTAAGATGAATAGAGTAGAATTATGACTACTCCCAAATATAAAGAATATTTTAAAAAATGTGAAGAGTTTTGTGTTTGTGCTATAAAATGCGATAAAGATTGGATTGGTATAGAGGCAAAGAATCTAAATTACGGATTATATCATTATTGTGTCTATGGGAGTGGAAAGTTTGGATTACCATTCCAAGATTATTATGAAGAAATTAATCCTAAAGATTTTTTTAACATGAAAAAATATCTAAATGAGTCTTTGATATTTGAGGCTACTGAAGACTTTTATTGGATAGGATTTAATACCTTAGATAAAGGTCAAGATTGGGATGGTAAGTTAATTACAGATGATACTCTTGTAGTTGAAAAAGAATCTTGGATTATTTGTTTTGATGGCCATCCTATAGTTAATAATAAAGAACTATCCAGATTTGATTATGCTCAAGTATATCCTGATAAGAAGTATGAGATTACTTTAAATAAAGGAGTTCTTGGAGTTTTTACTAAGTGTTGATATATTCTAAACGATCTTTAACTGTCATATTATTTTGATAGTGATACCTATAATTTTCTACTAATTGTTTAGTATAAAATTCATAATTGTTTATTTGCCATTCTTCTATTTTGGGAAGTTTACCTAGATATGGTTTATCATATCCTACCAACATACTAGCCCAATTATATCCATTTAGATTAGTTTCTGCATGATATACCCATTCTTTTCTTAATTTTTTCTCAATCATATTTGACATTGATTCTAATATATTTGTGGTATCATATGCTCTCCAATATTCTGTATCTTTTCTATCAGTTAACGTATAATGTCCCAATACATACTCCATTGTTTCATCTAAGAAATCTGTCATTACTTTACTTAATATTACACTACTTTTTGATGACCAACCTTTATGTTTATTAATTAGTTTGGAAGCATTTCTAATAGTTACACATGAAACCATGATAGCTGTTGCTTCTAAAGGTTCTATAAAACTTTGACCTAATCCATTACTAATTACATTCTTAACTGCTATATTATCTAAACTACCACTAATAAACTTACTAGATTTTATTGGATTCCATTCCAATCCTTGTTTTCTCCAATGTTCTCTAATATGATCTTCAGCTTGTTCTGTTGAAATAAAATCATCACAGAAAACATATCCCGAACCTATTTGACCCCATGTTGGTGTTTCCCATATCCATCCATGAGGTTGGGCAATACTTAATGTACTAGGTCTATAACTTTGAGTATAAACTGGACCCCAAATAGCAGCATTGTTTATTAAACCTTTATATGGTTTAAAATCTGCCATATTACCTATTAAAACTCTCTTAAATCCCGTACAATCAATAAACAAATCTGCACTTAGTTTAGTTCCATCTTTTAATATAATATTCTTGACACCATTTTCATCATATTCTACATTATTGACATGACCTTTAATTTCAGTAAAACGATTCTTAGAAGTATGTTTACGGAGACTATTACCAAACTCTTGAGCATTTATATGATAACTATATCCTGGAAATTTACTGAAATTGGATTCATTGTGTTTAGTGAACGGACTTAAATGGCGTGATAAAAGATATTCACAACCCCCTTGACTATTATTAAACCAATCTATATCATAATTAGATATTCCCCTTCTTCTTTGAGTTAGAAAATATTCTACCGAACTAATTTCTTTTTTAAATATATTCTTACCAAATTCAGTTATTGGAGTATGGAAGGATTGGCCTGGTAATAGGTCATCAAAACTGTGCATCCATCTACTACCTATATTATTAAAATCTAAAAATTCAATACCATACTTAAAGGATGCTTTAGCATCTTTCATCCATTGAACTTCATCAATACCACAGGTTTCAGCTACATGTTTGATGGTAGGAGTGGTACTTTCTCCCACCCCTAAACTATCTACTTCTTCACTATGGATGATAGTTAATTCAGCATCGGTAGTTGCTACGAGATATGCTAGACTTACCCAACCTGCTGTTCCACCGCCAACGACAATAATTTTCATTTGTATCTCTCTTTTTTTGGTAATTCTCTAAGGTAATCCATTTTTCTTATATGTTCTATCTTCATAATAGTATGATATAATTTTATTACTTCTTTAGGTGCATCAGCTTTCCACATGAAAGGGAGTAACCCATGAACAATACTCTTAAAAGCTATTTTAATAAGTATAGATGAGTTTTTAATAGAGTGCCATAAATGATATTGGTAACTCCATCCAGTTTCTACCTTCAAATGATAGATTGATTCTTTTATTATATTTCTCATAGTTCTAATTATACCACAACTATCTATTAATGCAAAACTTAATTATATGTCCAGGTTTACCACGTTCAGGATCTACTTCTCTTTGGAGATTGTTATCTTCTAATGATAGTAGTGTAAAAGAACCTCATTATCTTTTTGGTTTGTATAATTTTGATTCTACTTATCCCTCATTATATCCTCATGAAGTAGTAGAAGAACATAAACAATATATTTTAGAAAGAAACAAGAGGATATTTAATTTAGAGTTACCTTATTCATTTAATGATTATACTCAGTATATTAATAAAGGTTTATTAGATTTTAGTCAATCGTATTGGTTATTATCAGAGGATTATTTAAAAGAAATAAAACAATCATTACCTCATTTTAATATAAAGATTGTTTTATTGTATCGGGAACCAGTTCAGAGATTATATTCTTATTGTAATATGATATGTGGTGGGTGGAGTTGTAATGAGTCACCGAGAGAATTATTTAATAAGTATATTCCATATTGTGAGACCCTTTACTCAGATGTTAATGATAAGTTTAGAAGAGTATTTGATGAAGTCATTTGTTTATCAACAGAGAAGTTCTTTGGTAATCAACAAGAATGTAATAGACTTACAGATTTCATAGAAATGAAAAACATAGAGATGGTTAATATACATGAAAATAGCATAAACTACGAGCCGTTAAGCAATGAGGACATAAAGAGAACTCAGGAACTATTAAGGTCATCATGTGACTTTCATGCCAAATTATGAGAACTTATACATACCTTTGTATGGTTTGTACGAGGAGCTCTATAATTTATTAAAGGGACAGTTGAGGAACTGTTACACTAGACCCCACAGAGGGTCTTTTTTCGTTATAATAGGTTCATCTGATTTTTTATGATGTCTCAAAGTGATCGTTTACGTCAGACTGCTACTGGATTTGGTGGTGGGGCTGGTACATACAATAAAAAGGCACGATTGTTAGAAGGTAATCTTTATGATACCACCGCAACTACTCTTATCTTAGAGTTGCAAGAGAAATATCCTTCTTACTTGTTTAAGTTAAAGAGGAGACTTTATAAAACAGAAATTGCTAGAAATTTAGGTAAACTTAGTTGGAAACCTGAATCAGATAATCCTTACATTCAACCTGATGGTGGTGTGCTTTATCTTGTTATGGATGGGGTAGAATATCCTATTTTGGTTGGTGAAGCAAAGCAGCAGGGTACCAATGATAAAAGGAAAGAAGAGGGTAAGAAACCACAATCATTAGGAAATGCTATTGAGAGGGCATGTAAGAACTTCTTAGAACTAAGAACTTATTTTAAACCTTATGATTATTTTCCTTATCAATTATTCGTTGCTGGATGTGATTTTAAGAAAGGATCTTCTATTGTTGATAGGTTGGATGTAATGACTGACTATGAACCTCGCAATGAAGATTATACATTTCATAAGGATAAGTTAGCATCTATCTGGATGAGAGAAGAGACATGGACACCAGAAGAAATTTATGATAGACTCTATGAGACGGCTGTAAATGTTATGGAGCATATAATTAATGACTAAGAAGAAAGGTAAGAACTTTAGTGCTAATAATGCTACGGGTAAGAGAAAGAAGTCTGACTTCTATGAGACTCCTTATACTCTTACTCGTAAGTTTTTGGATGTAGAATATTTTAATAAGTCTGGTACTGTATGTGAACCTGCATGTGGTGGAGGTGCTATTGAGAGAGTATTGAAGGAATATTGGAATGATGATTTAGTGACTGCCTATGATAAAGAAACTAACTTCTTATGGGAGACAGGTCAATATGATTATATTATTACAAATCCCCCTTTCTCTCTTGCTTTTGAGTTTATTCAAAGGGCAAAGCAAGTAGCTAAAGGGAAGTTTGCTTTCTTATTACCATTATCATATTTACATGGTAAGAAAAGGTTTGATGAAATATATTCTGATAGAACTTATGGATTAGAGAGAGTATATGTATTCACTAGGTATCCAATGTTAGGTGAATCATTGAGAGAAGATGGTAAGTATAATACTGGTATGATGGTTTATGCGTGGTATGTGTGGACAAATGGGTATAGTGGACAACCTACAATAGACTGGTTAGATAATAATGAGGATGTATTGTCTAAGAAAGACAGTGTAGAAACTGTCACAGAAGATACTCCTTTGACTAAGATTCTGCTATAATATATTCAGTTACAAAACATTAATGCCATTACGTCCACACCAAACTGATGCTCTGGATGCTATGGCAAACAATCCAAAGGGTCAAGTAATTGTGCCCACTGGTGGTGGTAAGACCATGTGTATGATAGAGGATGCCAAGAGAGTATTCCGTACACAAGAGGTTGCAACCATTGTCGTAGTCGCTCCACGCATCCTATTAGCAGAGCAACTATGTTCTGAGTTCTTGGAAACAGGAGAGTTTAACGATGTAAGAGTCATGCACGTTCACAGTGGTGAGACTGAGCATTTCTCTTCAACCAAAGTATCTGACATTAGATACCATAACTTCCTATGCTATGAGTCTAATGCAAATCAAATGATATTCACAACATATCATTCATTACACAGAGTACAAGAGAGTAATATTGTTGTAGATACAATATACTTTGATGAAGCACATAATTCAGTTCAGAGAAACTTCATCGGCCCTGTTGAGCACTTCTCATGGGATTCTGAGAGGTCTTACTTCTTTACTGCAACACCTAAGCACAGTAGAACACCATTCAAGGCAGGTATGAATGATAGTGATATATTTGGTCAGGTTATATGTCAGGTTCCAGCTCCTCAGTTGGTTAAGCAAGGATACATTCTACCACCAAAGGTAGAAGTATATGAGTCACGTTTACTTAAGAAACATGAATTGGTTGCTGATAAGGATTGTGAGCAAATGATAAACTCCATTGATAACTTAAAGAAGGATAAGGTATTGATATGTGCCAAGTCAACTAAGCAGATTACAAACCTAGTATCTCAAACTGACTTTTGTGTTGAGTTGAGACAACGTGGTTATAATTGGATGTATATTACTGCAAAGACTGGTGCATTTATTAATGGTAAGAAAGTTAAGAGAGACAAGTTCTTTGAGGTATTAAATACATGGGGTAAGGATAATTACACTAAGTTTGTAGTTCTACATCACAGTATATTATCTGAAGGTATCAATGTAAATGGACTTGAGGCTGTCTTGTTCTTACGTTCTATGGATTATATCGGTATCAGTCAAACAATAGGCAGAGTGATCCGTAAAGGGGCAACTGATAAGGCATATGGTTTAGTATGTGTACCAGTTTACTCTAAGGTCGGTGTCTCTACTGCACGTAAAGTGGAGGCCGTTGTTGATACTATCTTCAACAAAGGCGAAGCAGCAACATCGGTGGTAACAAAATGATTAATTGGATCA